ACCTGTTGCTGCATCTATCTCACCTGAAATAGTAAGGTTTCTAATACCTGTGTAGTCTTTACTTGAATCTAATATAACTGCTTTACTTGCTACAGCTGTACCTACAGCCGTGCTTCCAATGTCTAGTGCATTCAACTCACCTACAACAGCCGTAATACCATCTAAAGCATTAATTTCTGTTGCAGTAGAAGTTACTGCTACATCTTCATTTACTTTTGGAGAAGTTAAAGTTTTGTTTGTTAAAGTATCTGTTGAAACTAAAGACACTAATGTAGAGTCAGCACCTTCAGGTAGTAACATAATGTTTGTTGCACCAGCTGAATGAGGTTGAGCTCTAATTATTTGACCATGTGAATTAGATTCACAATTAAATTGAATAGTGCCTGAATTACTATTACCTACAACAGTTAAGTGTCCTGTACCTTTAGCTAATATATCTAAATCAATATTAGAATCACTACCTGTTGCCGATAATCTTGGACCACTGCCTGATGCAGCGTTTGTAACATCAAATTGGTTTACTGCTGAACCTGTTGTTTGAAATATAATTTGTTCATTACCACTTTCATCTGCAATAAAGTGTGCATCATCAATTAAAATATTTTGTGAGTTAGTATCTAAGTTGCCACCTAATTGAGGAGAAGTATCTTCTACTATATCTGTTATTGCCGAAGATGTAGCAAGCCCTGCTACAAGAACTGATCTTGCAACTTTTTTAAGACCACCACCTGAAGCATCTACTGCTAATAAAGTGTCTCCAGATGCAATAGTTGCAATTGCAGATAAATCTGTAACTGCTACTGGATTAAAATTAGTTCCGTCTGCAACAAGAATGTGTCCAGCTGTGTTTGTTGCCATAAGAAGATCATCACCTGATATTGTAAGATCTCCAGTTACAGTTAAACCCTGTGATACTGTTACATTACCATTAGAAGCTATAGCTATGGCATCTGTATCAGACGTATGCCCTATGTTAGCTCCATTAATAATGATATTGTCAACAGTTAATGTTGTTAAAGTTCCTAATGATGTAATGTTTGATTGTGCTGCTGTAGTTACTGTTGCTGCTGTACCAGAAGCGTTTCCTGTTACATTACCTGTAAGTGGTCCAGCAAAAGCATCTGCAGTTACTGTTCCATCAAAAAATGCATCTTTAAATTCTAAAGAAGAAGTACCTAAATCTATATCGTTGTTTGTTACAGGAGCTAAAACACCATCAATTAATTTAATTTGATCAGCACCTCCAGCTCTAAATAATATGTTATTATCTGTTGCAAAATCTATATCGTTGTCAGCATCTCTACCTACAGTTAAAGCTGTGCTTGTAATCGTACTATCTTTAATTAAAGCACCATCAATTGTTACACCAGAAGCTGATGTAGTTTCTGCAATTGTATTTGTTGCAATTGTGCTTCCTGATATTGCTGTAAAAGTATTTGCTGTAAATTGAAAATCATCTGCGCCAGCTATTTTAATATCTATTTGATCATCGGTATCAGCTGTAAAAGTTGTATCTCCATCTTCATCTAAAATAAATTCTTCTCCATTTAAATCAGTTGCTCCACCTAATCCTGCGTCAACAACATTAGTTCCATCAACAAAAAATAATTTTGTTCCTTTATCAGATGCTCCAAAAGTAACCCCTGATCCTGATGCAGTTTTAAACTGTACTGTATGTGCACCTGAAGTGCCATTAGCTACAATGTAAACTTTTTCTATTGAATCTGGAACAGTTACAATTCGATTTCCAGATATTGTTCCTGTTAATTTTATAACAGCATTTTGAGCTACTGATGTAGAAGCTCCGTCTGTAATACTTAAAGCTGTAGTAGCAGCTCCTCCAGCAATTGATTGTTCTACATAACCTGCAATGGCTGTATTAACGATATCTAAATTAGTATTAGTTTTATCTCCCCATGTACCAGCGTTCTCGCCAGTTGCCATTTTTTCTATACCAAGTGTAGTAAATGATGATGCCATATTTTATATCCTTACGGTGTTGGTGAGTTAACAGGTATTCTGACAGTTCCATCAGTGTAATCGTCTCTTCTTCTTCTACCTATTTGCTCTCCTCCAAATTTTTCTATTTCTTGTTTATATTTTCCTTCGTACAACTGTAACATATCCGTTGGTCCTTTTAAATACCCATATGCTTCTACTAAAGCAGCATATAATAAACCATTTGGGAAATTTAAACTAATGAAATTTGTCTCGTTGCTAGAAGCCTCTAACTTAGCTGGTATAGCATTGTAATGAAATTTAAATACGTATGTAGCATTTGGTATTGGAGATAATAATATTGCTCCTGAAGTTGTATTTGTATTACCTGTTGCTCCACCTTTCATAGCGTAGTATTTAGGTCTTCCTGTAGCACGTGAAGCATTATATTCATCTAAAAATGTTACATCTTTTTTTTCTAAGTAAATAGGGTTATTAAAAGCTGAAGTAGAATCAGCAACTTGAACTGCTCTTACAATTAAAGCTCCCGCTGGAACATTAGCATGTTCTTGGTTTGCTACTAAATTATCTTGAGCTATTTTTCTATCTGCATCAATAGGTACATCTCTATATATTCTATACTCTGCGTTTAATACAATATTTTCTATAACAGAATCCGACAACACAGTAGAACTAACTTCTGTGTAGTTTCTAATATTTGTTCTTAAATCTGAGTAACTAATTCCTGCCATATTATGCTGTTAAAGTTGCTGGTCCTGACGAACAACCTTCTCCTCCTCCTGATATATCACCAGTTGTAGCAGTATCTGTGTCTACAGTAAAGTGATAGAAATTTTCTGTGTTTGTAATGTTTCCGCTTGAATCTCTTTTGCCTACAGTTATCGAGTAACCGGCAGCTTTAGATAAATTAGATCCTGTAATACCATCAAAATTAATGGGGTTTTGAAATCCATCTGGATCAGATGTAATATATCTTGTACCTCTAAATCTTACAGTATCTCCAGTTGATCTCCCGTGACCTTGTTCTGATACATTTATAATTCCAGAACTTGCAGCTATGCTTTCAAAAGGATTTGGTACAAGAAGTATTAAAACTTCATTTTCTGTTCTTGAAGGTCTAGCATTAGATAAACCTTGTTCTTCTCTACCTGGATTAACTCTTAGTCCTAATTGTGGATGTTTATCTTCATACTCAGATATATGTACAAAAGAACCATTCCATTCTGTAACCATTTCATTATATGGAAATTCCATTCCTGATCTATCTGATATTGCTTTTGCGTATTTTGACATAGTTATATATTCGGATAATAAGTTTTAGGTGTTATAAAGGTGCTTGTAGAAGAACCATCTTCTGCTAAGGCTCTTGCTAATTCATCTTCATATAATAATTTCATTTGTTGTGTTAATTGTGGATTAAATTTTTGTGATAAATAAAAAGATAAACCTGATACCATACAAGGTACAAATCTATATGGTACATCAGTTGCATCTGTATAAGTTCCATCTGCGTCTTGAATTCTTTTTACAAAATAAATATGAGCAGCTTTTGCTGCATTACTAGAATCAGCTGTTGGATAAAGAGTTACAACTGTTTTATCTATAAATCTTTGAACAAAATACTTTGATGGTGCTCCTTTAGATAGCTTATTAGCTAAAGCAGAATAAGTTGATCTATCTATTTTTGTAAGTGCAGAATCTGCTTGAGCTACTGCAGTTCTACTTGTTCTTAAAGTTGCTTCAAGAATATCAGCTACACCATAAGTATCAGCAGGATCTGTAACTGCACTTGTGCCTTCTCCAGATGATCTAAAAAAAATATATTCTGCTTGACCTTCAACTAAATTAATATCAGCTTCTCCTACTTCCCAATAGTGCAAACCTCTATTGCCCCACTCTTGAAATAATATATTAAGAGATCTTCTAGCTGATTTTAATTGATATCCAGAAGTTACCTGTGAACCAATACGCTCGTATGCCTCTGCAATTAAATCATCAACTGCGAACGTTTTGTCGAAAGTAACTGTGCCTGAAGTTGTATTGGCCATATGTTACCCTCCTATGAATATTCTTTAATAAATTCAGCTATAATTGTGTACATGTTGCCATCATCTGCGGCACCTGGAACTACAAAATTAATATCACCATTTGTGTTAGCATCTCTACTTGCTGGACAACCACCAAATTCTCTAAAGTCCCAATATCCTGT